ATCTTCCCACTCTCTATGATAATATTCTAAAATATTTTTAATTGCAGTAATCATAGGAAGACAACAAAAGACTACATCAACGTTTCCATCTGTGTATTCTTTCATCCAATATTTCATTTCTTCAATGACAGCATCGGATAATGTAAAGTGAAGAAAAACATCTCCATCTTCATCAACGGTTTCATTAAATGTAACTTTAAGTCTCATGGACTCTTCTGCATCTACTGCAGGAATCTCACTACCATCAGTAAAGGTAAATGAGTGTGGTGAAGAGAAATTGGATACTCTCTTACCATTGGACAAAGTAATTATTTCTCTGCTCATAATGTGTAATATTTTTTAAGTGATTAATAAGTGTATAATAAAAAAGCAGTTTATCTACATGCTTAGGTATACGCTGTTGCAGTATAAATACTACTATGTGTGAAAACACTTACAGCCTTTCTAATTTCTTTTAATAAATAATAAATACGGATTGCTTTTTATAATGGATTCTGTTTTAAAAGGTGCCTTCCTGACCATGTCCGTATAATTAGTTCTTTCACAAGGCTGCAATCCTTGATACTCAACGCCACATACTTGAGCTAATTTCTACTGTTAACACGTTGTCAATAGTGATAGATTATAAAATCTCAGTTGGCGACCATACTTACCTGCAATTGGATGAAAGAATATAATAACTTTGCTTGACATCAATAACCCCGTCAAGTATTACTACTTGAGTGTAAAGTGTATAGGGTGCAACGTGAGCAAAACCCCTCAACAACTTATTTACAATTGATGTACTAATAATATAAGAGGAACTCAGGCTTCGCACTTCGGGCTTTCCATTTTAATCTAAAACAGTATGCATCCTGTAATAGAACCACAAGATATAAATCTCTGTATTGTTCCTCTAATTTTTTATAATACAATAATAATATAATAGGATGCTATCCTATCTTTCAGTTTACCAAGGTGCTACCTAACCTGCTGTTTCTATTTAGTATGCATGCATAACTAACTGTTGAGCAACAGGACTCCAAATAATACTTTAACAAAGGACCCTTGTAGGCTACCAACCTACTCACAACTCAGGGATATTAAACATGCCAGTTATGTGGTCTTACAGTATCAGCTATATATTTAGTTAAAGTATAATGTAATAATAATATAACAGTGTGCAATCTATTGACACACTGAAGATTCGGGAAGCTATTTATCTCTTCCTCTATAAGTAACACATACATAGAATACATATAAGAATATACTAATTACTATATCAGTAAATTCTATGTTATCTATGTAATGCATGTTACAAAGTTAGCTATATAAATTATAATACTAAAGTATTATATATAATTAATATAATTAATATAATGTCTATAAATAGTGAGAGAGTGTTACACTCTTAGACTAAAAGACTCTTACCTTTACGTCTTTCCCACATTTTTTTTTAAAAAACTACTAATTAAACGGAACAGTACATATAGTACATGCAGACCGTTGTAATAACCTGTTATAAACCTGTTAAACCCATTAAGTACTAACCTGCTACATCCCTTAAAGCTCAATGTTTTTTTCTATGCAGATAAAAAAACCTCCCAGATTGCTCCGAGAGGTTATTATTAGTACAATTCTTACTTAAGATCTGCAAAGCTGAGACCCGTTGCCTCTTCTGCAGTAACATTAGCTCTATTGAACAACGTTGCATAAACAGTTGAGTCAAATCCTGCTATTAGCTCTCCATCTGCATCTAATACTGAATATTCTAAAGAACCTCCATAAGATTTACCTATCTCTAAAGGGTCTTCATCATAGCTCGACTTGTGAAGTCTTGCAACAGTATCTGCATCAGTCTTAATAATGGTGACTTTTGCCCAACAATATTCAACTCCTGAACCCTCTAATTTTAGCCACTTAATACCTGATTCAGCATTACCTGATTCATTATAAGTGAAATCATTCAGCTGCATCTGATAAGACTTAGCATAAATTGTATCATTAGTATTCGGATTAATTCTTGGGGCAAAACCCTCTTTCTCTAAGTACTGAATTACATTTTCTTTTTTCATTTTTAAAAGATTTATAAGATTAATTAATAATTCAGCTTTAGAAAGAGTTCTTATCACAAGCCGTGACAAGCTTTGCTTGGCACCCTCTTAGCTATCTAAGTAAAATGATTTGAAAGAGCTTAAAAGCTGTGAACGAAGTGAACACCTTTGAGAAGAATGATTTATAAGTAACTAAGTTGTTCTTGAACAAGCCGTTTTAACTTTGTTAAAACCCTTTACTTGCATTAAATAGTAACCTGCTAATTAAAAAAAGTAGCGTGCAAGGTTATGAACCTTGTTGAGGGATGCATCTTTATGGAACCTAGTATGCTGATTGTTAATATGTTCATCATTTGATTTATCTCAAACTGTCAATTAACACATAGCAAGGGCAATTTTACCCAACCTCCTTGGACACACTACTTAATAATAATTTAAGTTATAGAAAGAGTTCTTTTCTTTAAAAAAAGGGGTTATTAAACCCCATATGTTTTTACTTGATGGTTAAAGTTAAAGTTATCCATATGTAACTCATCATGAATTTCAAACTCTTTTATAAGTTTATAATCTTTATCTAAAAATTTTAGATATCCATTGCTTATCTGAAACCAAGCAGCCTTAATGTACATAGGTTCATCACCTTCATTTACTGAGTCTACTCCTATAAAATACTTTTTCATAATAATATAATTTTAATAAGTTTAAAGATTAATAAAAGCTATGGTCTGACTTATGGTTCCAACTTAATGGCTTATCCCTTGCATACCAGACAGCACATTTCAGAGTGATAATGATGGCATAGCTTTTATATATTAAAGAAGGGGAAGACTTTCTCCCCCTTAATATTAAAGTAGATGTTGATTACTACAATCCACATAATCTTTCCAATGCATACTTGCTTGTGCCTCTTCAAGGTTAAGCTTTTGCATCTCAGTCATAGGTGGTTGATAGTAAGACTTGTTCCTATCAAAGTCCTTAATAGGTCCAATAAAGGTGATAGTCCAGAGATTCTCATCTCCTGTATCAAGTTGCTTATTACTTGGCTTGTGGTGGTCTACGTACACCAATTTGCCATTGTTGTGCAAGTCAACATGCTTGCCATAGTTTATTAAATGTGCCATAATATATATTTCAGATATAGTAAGGGTTCTTTTCTTTAATAAAGACAAAAGCCTCATTTCTGAGGCTGTTTATACAAGCATATATTAAACACAACGTATTCACTAGTGGTGAATACTTTGTACTTAGCTAATAGCTTAGTGGTAATCCACTGGTTAATTTTCTTCTGTACTGCAGCCAGAGCTTCCTGGTCAGATGCAAGTACAGAGATAATGTTTACTTTCTTATCCATAGTACATATTTAATATATAGTAAGAGTTCTTTTCTTTACATAATATATACATACTTAGTATGTAAGATACATAAGAAGATTCTGTGTGTTGGCTGTGGTCTGGCTGTGTGTGAGTGTTGGATGGTGTGTTGGAGGCAGTGATGTGTACTCATGTTATGTACATGTGCTAAACCTTTCTCCAGGAGATTTCTATTCCGGTTTCATTCTCTGGGAATATCTCATTGCTCTCAAACTTTAAGGGGGGTACCCCAAAGGGGTGGGTGGCAGGGGGTTGCTTTAGCTAAGGAGTCTCAATAATGTACTGCATATAGTAGTTCCAGTACCGGGGCCTCAACATGTTAGTTTCAGTATTGTTAGTTTTATGACCTAGGTATACTAATTGTTTCTAGGGTATGCTTATATAGGAGAATCTAAGCCTCCGGGAAATGTTAAAAACCTTGGAAAGTCTTATTGTTATTAGTATATTAAGGATATGACTAAACAAGAAATATATATTAAGATAGGTGAATTAGAGAAGCAACTTACTGGAGATTCTATTCATGATGCGGATATAAAAGATCATTTGAATTATTTGAGAATGTTGCTTGTCGGTGTAAACTTTTAAAATTTTTTTATATATTTGTGTAAATTAAAACCAACACAAATATGAATTTTAAACTAAGGGGTAATAGAGTTCTTCTAGATAAGCCTGTCCAGCCAGAAAAAAAGACTGATATTATTCTTAATGAAGTAGATGAGAAAAGTATTGAAAAAGAGATGATGAAGAAATGGACTCACTTGAATGTTTATGCCGTAGGGGATAAAGTTGAAGGTGTTAAAGTCGGGGATAAAGTATATACAAATACTAATGCTTTGCATTCTGCAGAAGTAATAGATTTTGACGGAGATATAAAGATGATGGTTAAGGACTTTGAAATTGCTATGGTATGGGATCAATGAGAAGTACTAGTTGGCATAGATCAATGAAAGGTATGGGATCTCCTTATGGTAATATGTGTGATGGAGTTTATAATCAAAAGAGAGAACTTCCTGAAGATAGGATAGTAACTCTTCCAGAAGACTATGTTCCTAAACAACAACATAAAGAAATTCCTCAAGCGGATTTGTTTCCTATTTTAGATAAGCTTAATGTATCTGATGATTTTTGTTTGGGTAATGTAGTGAAGTATATTTCTAGATCCAGGGGAAGGAATCATGTGAAAGAAAAGTCGGATCTTAAGAAAGCCTTAGTTTATTTACAAAGAAAAATTGAAATGTTATGAGTTTAGATAATAATAGAGATTGGTTGAAACCTATAGATGTTTTACAGATCTTAATCGCAACCTTTTTTACAGTAATGTATATTTATTTTATAGTTTATACAGATTATTTAGACAGCTGGTATTTAAAGATAGGTGTAGGAATTGCATCTATAGGAGCCTTAATAGGTGGTATTGTTCATTGGAGAAAAACTCATAAATGATGTATATACTACTTTTTGCATTATCAGGTCTAGCCGAAGCCATCATGGATACATTACAGTTTCATTATGGTAAGAGCATATTTAAAAACTTTAAACAAGAATTCTGGGATCCTTCTATATCATGGAAGAATAAGTATAAAGATGGGGAACCAGCTGCAGGACCTAAGTTTTGGGGAAGTACAACGTTCTTTGTTGGAATAACTGATGGTTGGCATTTTGCTAAACTACTTAGAAATTTATTCCTTTTTATTGGAATCTTCTTATTGGCTTATAATTACTGTGGCCTGTGGCCCGTATTATTACATGTTATTATATCTAGATTAATCTATGGTATCTCTTTTACATTATTTTATAAAACCTTTTAATATGATCTGGAAAATATTCTTAACCGTTATAGCAGCTTTCTTTATTGCATTTTTATTAATTATCGGAAGAGCCTTTACTAGAGATCTAGAAGATCATGTAACTGGTGAAACTAGTGTAGATGAAGAAGGTAGAATCATTGGATATTCAATATATGGACTAGCTATTCTAATTTTTGTATTAACTTTTTTATATTTACAGTAAATTAAACCAAAAACTCAAGGAAACCCTTAGTTTTTCAATTAAGGGTTTTTTTATTCAATAATTTTTAGTATATTATAGTAGTATATATATATAAAACATAAAAAATTATGGCACTTAAACAAATATTTAAAGGTAGAAAAGTTAGCACAGTACGTCCTACAGACTTTTCACAAACATTATTAGGAGTTGGAGATTGGAATTACAATCTTATGGCTCAGATAGAAGCAGAACTTAAATTAAAAGCTCCTGCAGCTGATCCAATTTTCACAGGTACAGTAAAAATGGTAAATCTTATTACTTCTGGAGCTGGTACAGTTACATTTGATCCAGCAACAGTATTTGAATGTGGGTCAACAGTAATTAAAATGGCTGGTCTTCCAGTAGTAAATCCAGGAGTTCCAGGACAACTTTGGAATAATGGTGGAGTTTTAACAGTTGTCTAATAGTAATGCCTAAGAAATTCAAAAACTTATCTCCAGATCCTTACCTTAGAAATGGTGAGGATATGGGGTTGGCTAAATTTGGTCATTTAAATTTCCTATTAGGTCAGTTAAATGATAATGTCCATGCTGATAATGCTGCTGCAAAATTAGCTGGATTAAAAGCTGGTGATTTTTATAGAACAGCTACAGGACATGTACATATAGTTTATGATTAATTAAAAAAATAAAAAATGTCAATAGGAAATTTAAAAACACAAGGTGGAAAAGGTACTAATTGGCCTTGGCAATATAAGATGCTTCTTGGTCTAGATAAGATAGCAGCATCTGTTGCTACTAATGGAAAAGAGTATGAGGCAGAATTAGTTTCTATAACTTGTGCTGGTCCAGTTCCTCCAGCAGGAACAGTAATTAGATTAGAAGTAAGAGTTTGGGATGCTACAACAGGAGCATTTACAAGCATATCTTATTATGAACCAGGAAGTACAACTGCTGATCCAGCTGATTACTCAGGATGTACTAAAACTTATTTAGAATCAGGTGATGCTACAGAAGCAACTCTTTTAGATATCTTAGCTAAAAATACAGAGATTAATGTTGCATTAACAGCGGCAACAGCTGCTCCTACAATGCTGAGATCCTCAGCAGCAGGTTTAGTAACAATTGCAGCTTCTGTAAAATCAGTTTCTTTTTATAATGCATCTGCTACTGATACTGCACATGTACTTACAATTGATCTTAAACCAGGAGAAACTGTTAATTTTGATGCAGGTGGTAACGGTAATAAGTTTCCAGCTTCTACATTTACTTATGATCCTGATCCAGCAGGTGGTGGTTCAGCAGACTTATTGGTAATCTATGTAGTATAAGTCATGGGCGTTTCAATCAATACATCAAAATTCCTTGGAGTAACTACAGCAACATCTATACAACCTCCAAAAGCTAGTGGATTTACAAATGTAGATTCATTGCTTTTAGGTGGTGTGGTAGGACAGCGTGCAGAGAGCAATGCTGCTTATACTGCTTTAAATGGTCTATCAAAAGCAAGTTTTTCATTTTGGGTAAAACCTATAACAGGAGGTTCTGGATTAAGATATGTTTTTCATATTGGTAAAGGAGGTACAGGTTTTGATTGTCAAGTTGCATTTTGGTTATATGCAGGTAATAGAGTTCAATTTGATAACAGCAATTCAGGAATGTATACAAGAGGAAGTAATACTTTAACCTACGGTTCTTGGAATCATGTAGCAATAACTTGTGATGGTACTCAATCTATAAATGCAGATAAGACTAGAATTTATATTAATGGTACTGATGTAACAACATCGCCAAGTAATCTTGGTGGTTTTTCTACGTTTGTAAATGCGACAGATGAGTTATATGTAGGAGAATCAAAAACTGGTCAGTATAATCCTCTTAATGGAAATGTAGATGAGTTTGCAATATTTTCAGGAGTACAGTTGACTCCAATACAGGTTACAAATATATATAATCAAGGAGGTACTGCTAAACCAGGAGATTTAATGACATTGTCACCTCAACCTAGTTTATGGTGGAGAATGGGTGATAATGATGGAGGAACAGGGACAGCATTAACAGATGCTGCTGGTTCAACTAATGGAACATTGGTTAATTCTGCATCATATACTACAGATGTACCTTAAAAAATAGTTATGCAAGTAAGATCAATATTTACCACATATGCAATAGTTAAAATGGAAGATTTATCAAAGATTGATTTTTCACAAACAGGAATAGATTCTGCTGATACAATTAGAAAAAATCTTTTAGATCCTCCTACTCAGTTTCTTTTATGTTGGGATACTGAACCTACATTTATTGCAGACGGAACAGTCATACCTGATGGGTTATATACTCATCAAGAAATTTTAGAAGAAACAAATACTGAAATTTGGACTGATTTAGAAGTAGAAGATTAAAATAAAGAAACTCATGAACAATGTTTGACATTGATGGCTACAAGTGCCTGGTCTGAACCTTATCCAGAATAGAAAAAAGAATTTTAACCAACATCAAGACATTAATATCATATCTCTATTTAATAGAGACTGATACAGTATTAACTAAAAAGAAGCAAAATGAAACTGATAAAACATGAAAAGAATATACATGAATTATATATAAATGAAAAAAAGACTACTCTAGCTATGTTAAGTGATATACATTGGGATAATCCTAGATGTGATAGAGAATTATTAAAAACTAATTTAGACTACTGTAAAGAACATAATATACCAGTAATGATTAATGGTGATATGTTTTGTCTCATGCAGGGAAGGGGAGATAATAGAAGAAATAAATCTGATATAAGACCTGAACATAATAATACAAAGTATTTAGATTCTATAGTAGAAACAGCAGTAGAATGGTGGACTCCTTATGCAGATATACTTACTGTGATAGGTTATGGAAATCATGAGACAGGTATTATTAAATTTCAAGAAACAGATGTGTTAGCTAGATTTGTAAAACTTATGAATCATGAAAATGATAGCAATATATATGCAGGAGGATATGGTGGCTGGTTAGTAATAAATCAAGGCATGGCTGCTAAATCTAATACAGATCTAGAAGAAGATATTTCTGATTTTAAGAAAAAAGATAAGTGGGGTACTAGACTTACTACTAAAGTGAGATACTTTCATGGTTCTGGAGGGGGTGGTGTAGTTACTAAAGGTGCATTAAACTTAACAAGAGCATTAGAAATGTATGAAGGCTTTGATGTATTTACTATGGGTCATATACATGAAAATGCAGCTAGGAATGATGTAAGAGATAGAATTGTAAGAGGAAGAGCTAATTATAGGCATGAACAAAAACAACTTCATTTAATGCTTACAGGAACTTATAAAGAAGAATATGGAGATGGTAGTAAAGGTTGGCATGTTGAAAGAGGAGCTCCAGTTAAACCTTTAGGAGGTAGACTTTTAAATATTTCTTACAAAAGATATAGGAGGGATGATAAAGATCATTATCAGAGACAAGTAGATAGTGTTAAGTTCCCCTTATAATTTCATAAGTTTAAATATTTTTTGTATATTATAGTATATTATTTATTTATAAATTACTTATTGGAATGGAAATTACAGGAATGCAGGTGGGGCTTGATGCCTTAATATCAATGATATCTGCAATAATAGGAGCAATGACAGTTTGGTTTACTCTGAAGAATAAAGTAGAAATTCAGCAAGTGATTTTAGAAAATTTAGATGCTGATATGCAAGAGATTAAAGCAAATAAAAAAGAAGGTCAAGCTACAATGCATAAAAGAATTGATGTTTTAAAGAAACAAGTTGAATCCAATAGAGAAAAGAGTGATGAAGCCTTATCTGATATTAAAACTGAAATGAAAGACATGGAGTTAAGGATTATCCAGGCTATTCATGAAATAAATAAAAAATAAACAAATGAAGTTTATAGCTTTATTAGGGGTACTGCTACTATTTGCATGCAGTCCACAAACTAGATTTACTAGATTAATAACTAAACATCCAGAGTTACTTACAACAGATAGTGTAAAAGTTGTAGATACTGTTAGAATTGTTGTAGAAAAAGTACAACATGATACTGTTTTCTCTAGACACTTTTTTACAGATATTAGAAGAGATACCCTTGTTATAAAAAAGGATAGACTTACTGTTGAGATATTTCATGATACCATACATGATTCAGTTTATGTTAGTGGTAAGTGTGATACTATAACTGTAGAAAAGATATTAGAAAGAAAAATTCCTGTAAAATATTATGAGAAGACTCCTAAGTGGAGACTCTTATTAAACAAAGCTTTATATATAGCTTTAATATTAATTATACTTTATGGACTAT